GGGCATGAAGAATGGTGGCAGGTATGCGTGTGCCTTCTCGTCGTAGACGGTGAATAGATTTTGAATCATCGGAGTTGCCTTGTTAGTTGATTTGCTTTTGCTGTTTGACAGGTTTCGCGGATTGCGAGTCGTTCGGGTGTGTTGTTGGGATTGTTTTCCGCCTTTTCAATGCGGAGTTTGCGCAGTTTCTCATAGAGGTCGGGGTCGCGTAATTTACTTAGCCTTTGAAAGTACTTTGGGACTTGCATGGTCCGACCGTCGGGAAGAACTGCGTAGTCGTGAGGGTATAAATCCGAGTAGTGTTTGTGGAACCATGACTCCCCGATTCCGGGTTTGAGGCTCATGGTTGTGTATTCGGGTTTGCGTTTTGCGATTAGTTCGCCGGTATTTTTGTCGATGACAGCGTAATGATTTTCGGCAAGTTCGCCGTTTTGTTTTTTCATGATGTAGCGGGCTACGTAGCCAGCAGATGCGAATGTGACTGTGCCGATTTCGGAGTTTCCGCGCGTCCATGTTTCCTCAAGTAGTTGTGAGCGATAGACGCGATGACCGTCGCGAGAATTCCAGAATTCCGCGTCAGGGAATGTGTAGCCGAATAAGATTGCGTGATAGTGCGGCCGGCCGAGTTGCTCGCCGTATTCGCCGCACATGTAGTAACGGATTTTTTGTTTTGTTTTTTTTCTAAGACTGCGGATGAATTTTTGGAAGTGTGATGGCGTGCCGGTATCGAGTGAATGATGTTCGGGGATGGATTCGTCGTTGTAGGTGAGCGTAAGGAAACAGTTGTTGTCTGGTTTTTCGTTTGTGTTGTGCATTTCTGCTTCGCAGATGCAACGGAACGCCCAGGATTTTGCGTTTTCGAGTTTGCAGCCGATGCAACGGCCGCATGGTAGCTCGATGGGGATTCCGAATGATTGGTTTCTGTTGAAGGAGATGCCGCCAGGGGCGGCGTAAGCTTGCAGCGGTTTATAGCATGGCATGGGCGACGGGGCCTACTGGCAGACTGTTCCAGATCAGGGCCAGCTGTGTTCAGCCCCGGCAAGTGGGTTACAGCGCCACGCCTCCGCGTGAGTTGTACCCCATGTTTCGCCGGTGAGTTCTGTTTCCCTTTTGAAAGGACGAGCGGGAACGCTTGCGACTCATTTTTTTCCGTCTACGCATATCGAATTACATCCTTGTAATAGGTGTTTGCGGTGGTCTCAGAGGTTTGGATTTTGGGACCACCTGGTACATTAAAGAACAAGTAGGTTAATGTCAATTTGCGCCCTTTTCGGCATCTGTGGATGCGGGCGCGGGAGGTTGGACGAGCGAGGGCTCGTCTAACGCGACTTCGTCGGTGGGTAGGGGTTGGGGTGCGGGCTCTTTTGGCTCTTCAGGAGGCTTCTCTATGAGGCCGAGAGTTACGAACTCGTCGTATCGCTCCTGGTCGGCGGCGGCATCGAAGAATTCGGCCGCGTCATTGTTGAAGTGAGCCCGGATATTCGAGGGAAGTTCCTCGAATTGTGATCTTGCAGCGGCGACGTTGAACGCCGCCTCGCTGAAGGATTGCGACGAGGCGAATCCATATTGTGGTTTGGCTTTAGCCAGGTGAGTGATGACGCCGGTGGATTGGAACCGGGCGACGATGCGATTTATATCGCATTCGTTTTTGAAGTGTTGTTGTGTGATCGGATCCTCGAGACACTCGAGGACCGGTCGGCGATCGCCTTTCATTTATTTTGCCATCGGTTACGGCGTTTTTGCGCCGGAGTTGTTACCGGGTTGTTCCGGTTTTTGCGTTTGTTGTTGATTCGGGTGCCGAGGACTTTGAAGAGGCCGCCGACGATTGGAAGTTTTTCGAGGGCGACGAGTGAGGGGCCGAGCATGTCGTAGAGTTCGGCGGTCGTGCCTTGGATTACCGCTTGCGCGGAGTGGACGTTAGTTTGCGCGTGGATGTTTCCTATGCGCGCTTTTATTTCTCGTTCGGTTGAATCGAGTACCTCGCGTTGTCGTACGGCGAGGGATGATTGTGCAGATTGGTTGGCGGCGGCGCTGTCTAGTTGCGCCGCTTGTGATGCCATGAGGTGTATTTGTTCCTGTTGTTGTTTGAGCGCAAGTGCGCTGTGTACTGATTTTGAGATTCCCTTCCCGGTTGCGGCTCTTGGGTTTTGCATGGTAGCGAGTGAGCCACCCGGTGAGCTCGATGGTGAGCCTAGTGCAAGTATTCGATTGAGCCCGGCCGCTTTTAAGTCAGCTGTGCTTCTTTGATATGCGGTGGAGCTCATGCGTTCTTGAAAGGCTCTATTTTCTCGAGCGATTTGAAGGTTCATCTTGTTTGCTTTTTCTTGGCCGCGGTCGGAGAAGAGTCCGCCGATGATGTCGGCGGCTCCTCCGATTAGTGCTACGCCTCCTGGTCCCATGGTTTTAGAAGTGGTCTATGAGACCCGGGACGCCGTATAACGGCATTGGTCGGGCGCAGCGGAGTTGGATGTATGAGTCGAACAGGAAGTGAGGTTCGGCAGGGACCGCGATTACGCGGTCGATTGGTGGGTCGTCCTCGATGAATGTTTTGCCGAGGATCGGCAGAGTTGAGAATTCTTGTGAGAGATGCCAGACGTCGAGTGATGCAGGATCGACGGACCGGAATTGTCCGGTGATGAGTGAAGGTTTGTAGCGATATTCTGCGTATCGCTCCTGGTAGCCGAATACGGCTTCGTCCGCGAGTGCATCGGCGGAGCCCTGGACATAGATTTCTTTGTTGAGTACGGCTTGTTCGCCCAGGTGAGCGAGTGCGGGCCAGTAGTAATCGAAGCGTGTCCGGCGGGACCACATTCGATTGAGCCCTTGTTGGTAAGTTAGATCGGCTCGCACGTTTACGATGCCGATTATGATGACGTGTTCGGTGAAACTTTTGGTGAAGCCGTGATTATTGAACGAGACGGTTCCATAGGCCGCTAAGTTTCCTTGCGGGGTTTCTATGGGTGGGATTTCGCTTCGTTGGGTTTGTGTTACGGGGTTAATGTTGATTGGAGTAGACCCGCCCCCGAGAAATTCGGGGCGTTGGAGAACCAACATTTGCGGGTCTGTGACCCCGAAGTGTGCTTTGAGAATTTCGGGGTAGCGAGTTCCGCCACGAGCGTCGCGCTCGAGAAGCTTTTGCACTTGAAAAGACTGGCGGAGATCGTTGATAGAGATGCCGGTCGCGGATGAAAGGTCGGTAACGAGCTTCGTATCCTCCCATGCGAGCCGGTCGGTGGTGCCGAGTGAGGTTTGGGCAGATATGTTTTCGTCGGCGGATGCGCCTTCGAGTTTTGTGATGGTTGCGCCGACTCGGAACGTAGGCTCCATATCGGCTGCAGAGACATCGCCGATGACGGGAGCGGTGGCGCCCAGGGGGACAGTTACGGGGTCTCCTTTTTGGGGCCAGGGGAGACAGGAGGTGAAATAGTCGTGTCTTTTTCGTCGTCGTAGCACGATGAAATCCGCGTCGTCGTCGGGGCCGTCGCCTTTCGGGACGAGGGCAGAGTCGACGAGGTTTTGGTCGCGGAACCAGTTGTTGTACACATGATTATATGCACGTTGGAACAGGCTTGAGTTGCGGTAAGAATTAATGCCAGTAGGGAGACCCATGTAGTCTTGAAGGGAGCCAATTGTATATCCTGGTGCTGATGCGTTCATGTCGGGAACGAGGAAGTCGGTGGAGTCGGCGGGGTTTTCTTGTTCGCCGCAGAATTTCTCCCAGTTGTCCCAGATTTGTCGGATGGGGACGGAGAAGAAGAAGGTTTCCATGAACATATTGTCCATGATTGGTTTGATTGGTGTGGCGAGTCGGGCGAACGCTGAGGTTTTTAGGTTGAATGTATCGCCGGGTAGAGCCTCATCCACATAGAAGGGGATGAGGAACCCGGCGTCGAACGTTGTTTTGTACCCGTGAGATCGGTCGAATGAGCTACGCGGAATTTCCGCTTTGGGTACCTGATTGAACTTGTGAGTCATCACCGATTTCATGGCCCTCTTCCTCCTTGAAGAGATCGTCGTCCGTAACGGGCGACAAGAACTCTAGCCCATTTCCCATGGAAGAGGGAGTTTTGACTTTGAATCGGGCCGTGTTGTCGTCCCATTCGCCGAGGTGAAAGAGGGTGTAGTCGTGTGGATGATTGCCGAATTGGTGTTCTTTGGAGTTGATGCAGTCGGTAAATACGCGGACCGCTTGGCCGCGTTGGGGCATGAAGAATGGTGGCAGGTATGCGTGTGCCTTCTCGTCGTAGACGGTGAATAGATTTTGAATCATCGGAGTTGCCTTGTTAGTTGATTTGCTTTTGCTGTTTGACAGGTTTCGCGGATTGCGAGTCGTTCGGGTGTGTTG